AATCGCGTGGAGGATCCTCGACGCCCAATTCTTCGGAGTGGCCCAACGACGCCGTCGTCTGTTTGTTATCGGATGTCCTCGAAACGGGGCCGATCCCCGCGAGATACTTTTTGAGTCCGAGGGCGTGCGCCGGGATACTCCGCCGAGCCGAGAAAAGAGGGAAGGCGTTACCGTACCTATTACTGCAGGCATTAGTAAGGGTTGCCGAGGCACCGAAGGTGTAGAAGCTGACGCGATAGTCCCGGTAACCGCAAGAATGGTCGCCTTTGGGGAATACGCTGACGACGGAACGGCCAGCACGGTGAAAGCGAGAGACTTTAAAGATGCGACAGATTTGGTTTTGATGGATCAGGGTGGAAGCGTAATGAATGTGGAACACGACATCGTTGGCACTTTGCGTCGTGAGACTCATGGGCACGAGCCAGTAGTTATTCAGCCGCAAGCGGTAGATGTCTACAACCAGACAATTGATGGCAGTGTAGCGGCTACGCTTACGGAGGCTTGTGGTGGTACTAACACAAGTGGACCAAAAGTTATGGCAATGCAGTCAATGCAAGTCCGCCGCCTGACGCCGACCGAGTGCGAACGCCTGCAAGGATTTCCTGACACTTATACGGCAATCCCGTGGAAGAAGAAACCGGCAGAGGACTGCCCCGACGGTCCGAGATACAAAGCACTCGGAAACAGCATGGCTGTCCCGGCTATGAGGTGGATCGGGGAGAGAATCAACGCCGTGGAAAACAAACCCTTTAGCCTATTTGACGCGTGAGTATACTCTGGCTGGATTTTGAGACGAGGTCACGGTGCGACCTTAAGAAGCACGGGGCGTACCTTTACGCAAAAGACCCAAGCACAGAAGTGCTGTGCCTCTGCTATGCTTTTGACGAGGGCGAGGTGCAGACCTGGGACCCGAGGGTGTCCGACTTTCCAGTTGAGGTGGACGAGTTCAAGGGTCAGATTCGTGCTCATAACGCTGCTTTTGAGCGGCTGATTTTTGAGTATGTACTCGGGTGCAGCTTCCAGCTGGAGCAGTTCTACTGCACAGCCACACAGGCACGGGCAAATTGTATGCCGGGTGGCCTTGGCGACCTCGGCAGGTTCGCAGGCACAGGCATGCAGAAGGACTATCGCGGTGCGCAGCTCATCCGTTGGCTCTCCATCCCCCGCCCCGACGGGTCGTTCAATGAAGACCCGAAGCTGATGGAAGAGATGATTGCATACTGCCGGCGGGATGTTGAAGTCATGCGGGAAGCGAGCAAGGCAATGCGTGACCTTTCGGCGGAGGAACTCTACGATTACCAGGTCAACGAGCGCATTAACGACCTTGGGGTGCTGGTGGATATCTCCCTCTGCGAAGCAGCGGTGTCGTATGCAGATATAGAGAAGGAGGAGCTGGAACAGTTGGTGGCAGACATCACCAACGGTGAGATAACCTCTGTACGCTCACGCAAGATGTGCCAGTGGGTATACGACAGGGCTGGTGCGGAAGGAAGGCGGCTGATGGAGAGCTATATAGACGGAGAGGCGAAGATATCTATAGATAAAGTAGTAAGGGCCAACCTTCTGGACCTTGCAGAGAGTGCGCCTGCGGAGGTTCCTGCCGATGTTGCCGATGTCGTGCAGTGTGCCGATGACCTGTGGGCCTCAAGCGTTGCCAAGTTCACGAAGATGGTTGCGCTGGCCGACTCTGAAGACCACCGGGTGCGCGGCGCGTTCATTTTTGCAGGCGGCGCGGCAACAGGTAGGGCTTCCAGTTACGGGCTTCAGGTGCACAACATCTCGCGCAAGTGTGCCAAAGACCCCGAAGCAGTACGGCAGGCCATGGTGCGAGGTCATCAACTGGTACCTAAGCACGGGGCCGCTGTGACGGAGGTGCTGAAGGGTATGCTTCGCCCGGCATTCATACCGAAAGAAGGGAACATATTCGTTGTGGCAGACTGGTCAGCCATTGAGGGGCGCGTCAACCCGTGGCTGGCGAACTGCGCAGCCGGAGAGGTGAAGCTGGACCAGTACCGTAAAGGGCTTGACCCATACATCGTCAACGCCGCAGCCACATTCGGCGTACCTTATGAGGAGATTTATAAAGGGTACAAGGCCGAGGATCCGAAGTACGACAGTATGCGACAGTGTGGTAAAGTCCAGGAGCTCGCCCTTTCCTACGGAGGTAAGACGGGTTCGTTTGATCAGTTCGCGGCGGGGTATAAGATAGCAATGTCCGAGAGAGAGGTGCAGCGGGCCATCAGCGTATGGATTAGCAACAACCCGTGGATGAGCACGCAAGGCGCTGCGCTGGATACGGCGGTATGGTCTGCGATGAGGCATAAGGGTCGGGAGTTCAGCGGTCCGAGAGTTACCTATATGTTTGACGGAGTGCATCTCTGGTATATTCTTCCAAGTGGACGAGTTCTTTGCTATCCCTTCGCAAAAATTGAGAAGACTTCTGTAACTTACGCAAGGGCCTCATGGAGGCCAAAATCTGACGCGAAAGAATGGCCTCGGGCTCGGCTTTGGTATGGAGATTATCTAAACAACACTACCCAGGCTACGGCGAACGATCTTCTGCGACATGCAATGCGTGAGCTTGACGACCTATATTACGGCATCGTCCTGCATGTACATGATGAAATTGTGCTTGAGGTCAAGGAAGAAGACGCAGATAAAGCCATAGAAGATATGACCCGTATAATGACCACGCCACCGTCGTGGGCAGAAGGAATGCCTCTGAAAATAGGTATAAAGAAAATGAAGCGTTACGGCAAATAACTAAATCACGGACTACAATGGGCTCACTTCCCACACAGAAAGAATTTATTGATTACCTCGTCGGACTCTCCGAGGAGGGGGAAACACCTCTGGTCGTAAGGCAGAAGATTGTGCAGAAGGAGGGGGGCCCTGTAGTACACGCAGACGGAACGATGAAGGCTACATGGGTTCCATACCTGCCGGGGCATCGCGTCAATGCCGACTGGGCCATCTACGGCAACACCGCGTCGTTCATAAAAGACCGGCTAACCGAGAAAATTTCGGCTTCAGCCGCGAATTGTGAATATGTGCTCTGTATGGTGCTTGACGACATCGGCACCAAAGCCAAGACTCCTCCACTTGAACCAACATGGATTATGGAGACCAGCGAAGGGTCGTTCCAGTGGGGGTACACTTTTAGCGAGCAGCCGACGAAGCATTCGTTTACGGCTGCCATCCGAGCCATAGCCGACGCGGGGTTCACAGATCCTGGTGCGACCAACGCGGTGCGAAATTTCAGGCTCCCTGGCTCGGTCAACTTGAAACCCGGCAAGAACGGGTTCCGCTCTCGTATCGTGGAGTTCCATCCTGAACGGGAGTTCACGCTTGAGGCCATCTGTTCCGCTCTTGGCGTCACGCCGGGCGAGGCCGATACCGAGAGCATCCGCCCAATAAAAATAGACGGCGCAGGCGACGATGTGCTGGCGTGGCTGAACGAGCAGGGTATGGTGCTTTCCCGCACCAATAGCGACGGATGGTGCGGGGTCGTCTGCCCGAACCACCACATGCACAGCACGCCAGACGATGTCATGGCCCGATACCAGCCATCAACCCGTTCGTTCTGTTGTTACCACGGGCACTGCGAAGACATCACCAGTCAGGTATTCCTCGATTGGGTTGCCGAACACGGCGGTCCTGCGCACACCCACGGCATCCGTGAAGACCTTATATCAGACATGATGAGCACCGCGCTCTCAAAACTCACGCCAAGCGAGATGTTCGGCAGAGAAGCGGACGAAATCATAGAATCGATTGAGCAGAAGGAGCTTGGCCGTATCTCAAAGGCGGACTGGTACACTCGTTTCGCGTACATCATTGAAGACGAGGCGTATTTTGACATGCTTCACCGGCGGGAGATTTCACGGGGAACATTCAATGCACTGTACCGCCACATTGAGTGCAAAAGCATCCATACGCAACGCAAGGTGGAGGCGAGCATCACCTTTGACGAGAACCGCCAGAGGCTGGGCGCAAAAGCATTGGTCGGGCTGACCTACGCCGCCGGTGAGTCTGAAATCATCGCCCGCGACGGTGAGCTGTTCGGCAACCGGTGGGTAGACGCCCGCCCGCAGGTCAACCTTGAGGTTGTCGTCAGTGACGCCGAAGTCAACCTGTGGCTTGACCACGCCTGCGTGCTGGTACCGGACGAGGAGGAGCGGGAGCATATGTTTGATATGATGGCGTACAAGCTCCAGCACCCGGGAAAGAAAATCAACCACGCCATCCTGCACGCAGGAAAAGAAGGCTGCGGCAAAGACACCCTGTGGGCGCCGTTCATCTGGGCAGTATGCGGTCCGCACCTTCGCAATCGCGGGTTTATGGACAACCGGGCGCTCGGCTCGGCATGGGGGTACCATTTAGAGAGCGAAATCATCCTCATTAACGAACTGCGCGAACCGAATGCCGCCGACCGACGGGCGCTGGCCAACGAGCTGAAGCCCATCATCGCCGCGCCACCGGAGTACCTTGTGGTCAACCGTAAAGGCCTGCATCCATACCAGGCACTGAACCGTGCGTTCGTGCTTGCTTTCTCAAACGATCCTATACCCATCAGCCTCGCGTCACAGGACAGGCGCTGGTTCTGCGTCCGGTCAAACAATCCGAGAATGAGCCCCGAAGAAGGCAAACGCATCTGGGACTGGTACCAGAACGGCGGGTTCGAGGCTGTTGCCGCATGGATGCACCAGCGTGATGTCTCCGCGTTCAACCCCGCTGCCGCACCGATTGAGACCGAGTTCAAGCAGAACCTCATTGAAGGGGGCATGAGCATCAGCGAGACCTACCTTGTCGATATGATCAACGCCCGCGTCGGGGAGTTCCAGAACGGGGTCATCGGGTCTTCCTTCGGTATGCTTTGTGAACGGCTGTCAGCCGGAGCGCCGAATGGGGTGAAGGTTCCGCAGGGTGCGCTTTTCCATGCACTTGAAGAGGCCGGATGGGTGGATATGGGCCGTTTGAAATCTGCGAGGAACGAAACCAAGAAACGGGTATTCGCCGCGCCGGACGTATCACGCGCATACTCGAAATCGGAGTTGCGGGATATGGTTGAGGAAGGGTACATGCCGAAAATCGTTGACCTTAAATCCGTAGGAGAACCATTCTGATGAAAGAGTCCGAAATTGAAAAGCATTTCGTCTACACCGTAGCCAAAATGGGCGGCAGGTCATACAAGTTCAAGTCAATGAACTGCCGTGGAGTGAGCGACCAGGTGGCCTGTTTACCCGGTGGTGCGACATGGTTTGTTGAACTGAAACAGAAAAACGGCAAACTATCTCCGCTGCAGAAAATCTTCGCCGACGATGTGCAGGAACTCGGTCAAAACTATGCCTGCCTGTGGAGTATTGAACACATAAACCAATGGAGGAAAGAGAATGAGTGATATGGTAAACCACCCGTCACACTACACAGCCGGCGGTATTGAGTGCATTGACGCCATCAAAGCCGCGCTTACCGAAGAAGAGTTTCGGGGGTACTGCAAAGGTAACGCACTGAAATATATCTGGCGGGAGAAGCACAAAGGTGGCGATGAATCAATGAAGAAAGCAGAATGGCACCTCAACAAACTAACGGAAAACAGCAATGTGTGAAGACGGAGAATGCTACGGAAACTGCGGGTCGTGCAAGTCAAAACCTGCGAGGAATGAAGGTGAAGTAAGGGCTGAAATTGCAGAAAAGAAATTAAAGGATTTACAGAAACAGCTCGCAGATGCTACTTTGAGAGCTACGACCCTTGAACGAAAACTTATGGAGCTGCAGGCAAAATGAGTGACATGTCGCCCTATCGGAGCGGAATACGAAGAGACCCTCCGCGCATCATCCATCTGCTTACGAAGCCATACAAAACGCCCGAAAGGCAGATGAAAGGTTCCGCCGGGTGGTACACCTTCTTTGCCGGGCAGTGGTGCTGGGTCTTCAAGCGTAAAGGGCTGTACTTCGCAACGATAATAGGAAAGGGCGACACCCCGCGGTGCAGGACGCTGGAGGAAGTCGAGGACTGCGTCAGGAGAAACAGATACACCAAGCATTAAAAAAGGAGGATTGAAATGTATGCGACAACTGGTTCGGGCGCTATCACCCAGAGTTTAAGGTTTGAGTGTGGCGAGGCGCGGAACGAAGATTGGTGCAAGAGTGAAAACGGGTTTCGGAAGCACCAGACCGAATTTATCCAGACCGAAACGGTGCATTGCGAGGGGTTTGACATCGTGATTGACCGAGAGCGAAAAGGGGCAAAAGTCGAGTACAGACTTGATGTGCTGTGCCATGAGGCGTCGTTCAACGGGCGGAGCAGAGAAGAGGTGATGGAG